TTGGGACTTTTCCAGGTTTAGAGCCTCCCTCTTTAGGGTATTCACATTCACATCATCATTCTTGAAACGCTTCACAAAATTGTTCTTGTTAGTCTGATTGATCTTGAGAGGTGTGAGGAATGAGAGAAGATTTTGAGCCACGAGGTTTTTCTTCTCCTCAACCCTCTTCTTAATCAGATTTTCAGCCAATTTTTTCATAGTGTTAGTGTTTGTCTTTTCATCGATACCCTTCACGAGATCTTCTTTGTCCCTGTCACTCAACTTATTGTAGTTCTTGAGGAGGGTTTTAAACTCCTCTCTCTTCTTATTAAGAACGCGGTTTACCTCATTGGATATCAACTTCTTAATATCCAGGATCAATTTGTTGACATTTGCTCCATTCTGTCTGGCTCGGTTCAGGAAGGCGTTTTTGTCTGCTTTGTTGAGGGTGGTACTTTCCAAGAACATCGCCATCTTCTCTTCGTTGGTCCTCTTGACATTGGACCTCTCATCAGCCTTAATCTGGGCTTCAACTCTAAGCTGCCGGAGATCATCTACGGCCATACGCTGTTTGATGTATTCACTCTCAATGTTGAGTAATTTCAAACCATCTATGAAAGCGAGGAACCTCTTTTCCTCTTCCAAAGCCTGTTGAGCCTCAGCAACCACCTGTTTTTTAGTTGTAGTACCAAGTTCCATCTTTTCCAAGAACTTCTTTTCACGTCTGAGACCAAGTTGTTTAATTTTGGCAACAGCTTGTTCAGTAGTTAAATCTCCATTTGGTAGTATAGCTGGGACTGGTTTGTTTGGTAAAGTTGGACCTTGAGGTGGACCGACGGTCGGTTCTGGTCCACCAGTGTTTTTGTAATAGCCTAATCCCTTGTTTCCCTGTTTAAAAGCATATCCCTTCTTTTCACCCTTGAACTTATTAGCAGCGATATAATTCTTTTTACCGAAGATACTCCCGAAAAATCCGGGTTTATTCATGGTAACTGGGCGCTGATTCATGTTTCTGGGCCTGTTGTTTCTCACCGGTTCACGAACGGCACGTTGATTCATGTTTCGCACCGGTTCACGAACGGCACGTTGATTTCCACCCAAAAAGGCAGGCTTCTTACCCTGTTTGAAAACATTCTTACCGGAAAAGTTCATACCCCTCTGACCGTTTGGGCGGGCACCGTTGGAAGCACGGGGACTATTATTGAAATTTACACGAGAAGGAGTGGTGTTCAAACCGTTATTAGTGTTCGTACGAGTGGTGTTCAAACCGTTATTAGTGTTAACCCTGTTCGTATTCACATTCACGTTGTTGGTATTCACCCTGTTCGTATTCACATTCACGTTGTTGGTGTTCACCCTGTTCTCGTTGTTAACAGTGTTCACTGCTGTGTTGTTAATTTCATTCACTGCTGTGGTTCTGTTAACGGCGACACGAGTTCGTCTGGCAAACTTGACAGGTTCGTGCACCTTCATATAACGCAGACGTTTACCGATTGCGTCAACAATCTGACTCTTCGTCATCTGATCAACATTCTTTAGGTTAACCTTACGGGCGACCTTTTTTAGGTCTGCACGCTTGGTGGAAGAATCAAATAGAAGCTCGTAGTCATTTGGCTTCAAAGGAGACTTCTTATCAACCAAGTACGTACGAGTTGAGTTCATGACGAGAGGGGGGAGGGGTAACTTACCTCCCTGGATATCCTCATACGCCTGACAAATCTCTTTTTTTGTTAACTTAACATCTACCCCTGTGTTGATCTTAATCAACTGTCTGAGGTTTTCTATATCTGCGTCTGGATCACACGCATCCATTATATATATTAAGTTAACAAAAAAGTGTAACGATTATTTATATCCCAAATTGTAAAGTCTAATCTTATCTTCGTAAGACATACTGAAATCAAATATATTGGTGTCACCAATATCAATCTCTATTATGTGTACATCTTTGCTATATTCATTTCTATTCACGATTGTTGAGCGAACGAGACACTCTACAAATTGTCTTGGTGTGTTTATTTCATCCATGTACACCTTATCCATCTTCATTTTGATACATGTAATTTCATGTGGTTTCTTGTCCAAAAATGGGGTAATGGGGTAGACTTCCTGTGTACCACCATCCACATAGGTTCTACCTTCATACGTACCACATGAAAAGATAAGGGGTACAGCCATACTCATACACACAGCATCAATAACCTTCATTTTGGGATGGGTATCCCTAGAGAAGTATTCTGTCGTTGACGTGTTTAAGCAGTAGGCAGATACGTATATTTTCATATCCAAATCCTCAAACGTAGGGTCACATCCACATATTTCAACCATCTTTTCGCGTATGGGTCCCAAATCAACAAAACCAAATTTGTTAAAAAAGGAACCTATACGTATTTTAACAAATTCGGGGATATTCAAAGACAAAGATACATTCAATATTTCATCAACGGACATCCCCAAAGCTAAAAATAAAGCTAAAATTGAACCGGCGGATGACCCAGATATTTCTTTAACATCCACGAGAGTGGATTCCATTGCTTTTAGAGTCCCAATCATTGCGTATATACCCATAGACGCGGGACCTAAAACAAGGTATTTCATCCTCCTACTTAATAGAATTGAGGAAATTGCTTGCGTAAAAGCGCAAAGACCACAGCGAACACAACCGCGTGCGTCACAGCGGCGGAGATGCTGGTCTGACCCGATTTGAGAACACCACCCGAACCTGGGGGGAGGGTGAGGAGAAGACCTGGGCTGAGTGCAAGGAAGAGCACAGTGGTCACGATGAGGTCGGTCTTGGTGAGGACGAGACCCATAGCGCGCGCGATGAGGCTGTACACAAGGAAGAACACGAGGGCGTGGAAGAAAATCGCCATCTGGTTGGTCTTTCCGTTGCGGAAAGCGAGCTTCTTGCCGTCGGTGGTCAAGAGAACACCTGGGCTGAGCGCGAGAAAAAGGGCGGCTGGTACAGCAACTTTCTGGGAAGTGATATCGGGGAGCATTTAATATATGCACATATAATTTTTAGCGTAGTCAACAAAGTGGTAAAACGTGGCACCCCTCATCATCTCTTCATGGAGTCCATTCTGGTTTACAACTCGCCTGAGATGTCTCCAAATGTAGGCGAGTTTCTCTTCATACCACCCGGTCTGTTCTTCATATTCCCAAACAATACGTTCCTGATATGGGTGATGTTCCATATAACAAAACTCAACAAAATCACAAAACTTTCCCGTGTGTTCAATATAGGCATCATTTAGGAGTGTATTCATCATACCCCACATGTACCATAGCTCATCTGAATATTGAACTTCCCAGTCTTCAACATTAAGAGGAGTGTCATCTGTAAAATCTTCATCATCACTGGCCTGAGAGGTGTCAAACCCAGCGGTGGCTTCGTATACGTATTGGCTCCAAACCATGATTATTACTTATCTTCTTTCTCGGGTTTCTCTTTTATACCAGTTAACGAGAGAGAGGTGGACTCCTTCACCTTAAGACCATCCTTAATCGCATTTAGAGCACCCTCAACCTTAACTTCGTCACCACCGAAAAATTTGAGAAGTCCCTCCTTGATAGCGTCCTTGTTCATTCCAGACTTCCGCACCGACTTGCGGATACTAATTTTACCCTTCCTGAGGTTAATGGTATCAATACCCTGATCAATCATATGTTTCTTGACTGATTCCTTCAATCGCTTCTCTTCCTGGTTGAGGATTTTGATATCAGATTTTGCTTCAGTAAGTTGTTTTGAGAGGTCTACAAGCTTGGAGACGCTATCAGAAAGTTCGCTTGGTACTGACATATTTATTATATAAAACTACACATCTAATCTTTAAGCGCTATTTAGCACAGACCACGCTGCATCATATCGGGAACGATAGTAGAGTTGTTCCACACGAAAGGGTCCTTGGGGTTAGGTGGGTCAGAGCGGATCTGCTGGTTGGCGTTGCGGAGAGCACCACCGACAGTCTCTGGGAAACCGATCTGCTGACGGGGCTCGAGGAAGTTCTGGCCGGCGAGGATGTCTTCTGGAGCAAACTCACCAAAGTCCTCGGCGGAGGCAACCTCACGGGGGAGGAGGGAGGACGCGAGACCAACACCCTTCTCCATACCACAACCGTTGGCAGCAGCTGGCCCGGCGGCAGTGGGACCGGCGGAAGGGGCCATCTGGATCGCAGCATACTCGCGCTCCTTAATAGAATACTCAGACTTGTTGTTCATAGTGAAGAGCAAATAGACCAACACGGCAACAGCGGCCACCATCAAGAGGTTTTGGGTACGTCCCTTCTTCATCATGTTTTATATTAGGTTAACAATTTTTTTATTGCTCGTCATCAACGAAAGCAAATCCTTCTGGATAAGTATCAAGAATTGGGTCTGGGTGGACCCTGACCTGGACAACATTCCATGAAGAGCCGAAAGATTTCTTGGCAAACCAAAGACCGGCAAATTCCAGGATGACATCACAAGTCTTACCGGGCTGAACAGTTTCGAAGTCAACCTCTTCCTGCTCAGAATTGAATACCTTAGTAACCTCGATACGCTCGCCTGTAACCTGACCGTCGGCGATACTGGAAGTGTAAGCCCCCTCAACGACCTTGTCAGAGAGCTTCTTACCGAACCAAGTCTCAGCGTTTTCAACCGCGGCACCGAGATTCCCAGTGTCAATCGCTTGAATCTTAGAAACGTTCGCGTCGGAACCAAGGTCCATCACAATGTCTCCTGAGACATCCGCCATCTTCACCCCATTCAATTGAACGAGGCACTTGCGCTTAGAATCGTTGAGAGCCTTCACGAAGTAAAGTCCGTCATCACCTTTAGCTGGGGCGTTGTAAAGCATTTTATATGTAGTTTAGGTCTCATTTCTTTAAACCAACAAATGGGATAGCCGCTGACTTATTTATGATGTTCTTGGGAACCCACACATTTCTCCTGGGATTATACCCGTAGAGTGTATTTGTGAAGTTGATGTTCTTGGGTAGTTTCTTTGCGTTTTCGGGTCTCAGGTTTACCTCGTTTTTCACATAGGAATTGTTCTTGACATTCTTCCACTTGAGGTTTTTGAGGTTTAATCGCTTGTTTCCTGAAGAGTTTTTGTACCCATTCACGTTGGTGTTCTTCGTGACAGGTTTGAGACCATGTACAATTTGCTTAGATAACTTGTCCTCCGAGGGTTTGGTCGTGTAGTTCTTGTATTTGAATGGATCCACCCGCGCAGCCTGTGTCACAGAGACACGTGCGTTCTTCTTGGTGGCTGGTGCACCCCTCTTGATGATTAGGGGTTTTATACGCTTGAAGAGGTCGTCAATAGAGTTTGCAGCTGACACCTTCTTATCCAGGAGTTGCGCAAGTTTCACGAGACGTTGTCTATCCTTCTCCTGCTTCTCTGGACGAAGCTTAAGTTTACTCATCAAGTAGATATCTTCAATCAAAAACTCTTTGCTGGCTACGTACACGTTGTTATTTCTGACCAACTTACCCGTATTCTGGTTCTTGTAGGTTATACCCTTACGCCTAGTGAGAACAACTTCGTAACCAAACTCTTTGGGTCTCATGAAAGGAATATCAAGGATACCCCCAAGGGTCACACTCTCAATTTTACCTGATTTGGGGGAATAGAAGCGCGTGTTCAAATCAAGGGCGAATAATTCCACGTCAATGAAAACATCCCCCTTTTTGGGATCATTCCCGGGACCAGACTTCTTCTTCTTGATTAGGGTATACCTACGAGTCACAGCTGGACCAGAAGGTGGCACACTCAGACCCAAGAACTTGAAAAGTTTGGGGTTTTTGGTCTTTATCATAGTAAGGCGCTTCCTCACACGGGTGTTCAACTTTTTTGCAATTTCACCCATCTTGTCCCAAAGAATCAATTTGGTTGCTTGAAGTTTTCCAAAAAACTTTGGACTTACAGACATCCGTGGGACAAACTTCGCGTCAATATCTGTGGTGATGATGCGGTTGTTATAGTCCATGTATAGATTGAAGGCTTCACCACCACTCACGATCAAATCACCCATATTCTTCATGTGCTCGGAAATTTCACCGATAGTTTCCAAGATGATGTCTCTCAAAGAGTTTGTAATCAAGAGGTACACAACCTTCTCAAAATCCTTCTTACTGTAGACACTGTGAACACGACTCCTGAATTTTCCAAGATCCCTCTGTTCATTCCTATCGTAATACTTTTTCAACTTGGCATCCTTGAACAATAAATTCTCATCCAAGAATTTTTTGATTGCCGCTTCTGAATAAATTTCAGTGTCCATTATTATATTCTCACATAATAATATGGTCTGTAGCATAATAGACGAGTGCCGATGCTTCGCATATGATGATGTCGCCGACCCAAAGAAGTCCCAATTCTGTGGAGTGAGACGGGGGTCCCACGTGGTTGCATGTCCAGAAAGTACATGCTGTGCTGGTGGATGCCCTGGTCAAGTACCTAACCTGACACCAAGGGAACCCTTTAGAGTCATAGAACGCCCCTCAGCCCTAAGAATGCCCGAGTATAACCCCAAACTCTACATACTCATAATGCTCGTCATGTTTTCACTCTTGTTTCTTACGTATCTTACTTAAAGATTAACGGGCTAAGAAAGGTATAATGTCTCTTGAAACCATTCAATCCGAAATTGCCGCTCTCCGCGCCGATGTCAAGGCTCTCACCAAGATCATCCGTAAGGTGAAGAACACCCAAGAGGATCCCGACGGTGAGAAGGCCAAGGCGCGTGCCGCCAACAACGGCTTCAACCGCAAACAGGAAATTACACCTAAGTTGCGCGAGTTTCTCGGTCTTCCCGAAGGTGAGCTGATCTCTCGTTCCGAGGTCACTAAGTTCATCAACAAGTACATCACTGATAAGGGACTCAAGCACCCCGAGAACGGTCGCCAGCTCATCCTTGACGATAAGCTCAAGGAGCTCCTCCAGCCCCCTGCTGACGTAACGGTCACCTACCTTAACCTCCAGAAGTACCTCAGCCCTCATTATATCAAAGCTAAGGCTTAAAAAAATAACACATAACTACAATATGTCTGTCTCAAAAGAACAAATTGAACAACTTATTGGTACAAAGGTCAAGGATCTGACTTTGTACCAAAAGGCTTTTACCCATAAATCCGCGCTCAAAGAATATGAACAGTTTAACGACTCCTTCGAGACCCTAGAGTTTATGGGTGATTCTGTACTAGGTTTTATCATTACTAAATTCCTGTTTGATCGCCATGAATCAAAGCAAGAAGGATTTCTCACAAAGGCTCGTACGAAACTCGTTCGTTCGGAAACCCTCGCGGATATAGCTCTAAAGCTAGGTCTCAATAAACTAGTTCTCATGGATGAGAAGGGTATGCGCAACTCCTGGAACAATAACCCAAAGATTCTGGAAGATGTCTTTGAAGCTCTCGTAGGTGCTATCTACATGGACCTTGGCCTTCTTCACGCAAAACAGTTTGTCCTTAGAATCTATCAAGATCCTAAATATGTGGATCTCAATTCCATCATGGTTGATGATAACTATAAGGACCATCTCATGAGGTATTGTCAGGTTAACAACCTACCCCTTCCAGAATATCGTGTTGTTGCCCACGAAGATGGTGTATTTTTCATTGATGCCATGATAAATAACCAATACGCTGGTAGAGGATACGCCAAGAGTAAGAAGCAAGCCGAACAAAATGCAGCTATGGTCTTTTTTCAACACTTTCAACATCAGCTTAAAAATTACCAGCTACAGTAATTTAATATGCATCCAAATGTTAAGGCTCTAATTGAGAGGGAATACGCCGCCCAGAAGAGCGAGGAGTGGCTTGCTCTTCGTGGAAACATGCTAACTGCATCGGATTGCGCCACCGCTATCGGGAAGAATAAGTACGAGACACCAGAGGGTCTGTTACTAAAGAAGTGTGGTCTCGGTGAAAAGTTTACTGGTAATGCAGCCACTCGTCATGGTGAGCTATATGAGGACGAGGCTCGTATTCTCTATGAGGAACGCCACAATGAAGTCGTCCATGAAATAGGTCTTTGTCCTCACCCGGAACACAAATGGCTTGGTGGAAGTCCAGATGGTGTTTCTGAATCGGGTAAGCTTGTAGAAATCAAGTGCCCTCCACAGAGAGCTATCATCCCCGGGGAAGTTCCAGAGCATTATATGCCACAGCTTCAACTTTGTATGGAAATCTTGGATCTAGAAGAAGCTGACTTCATTCAATATAAACCAGCTGAGACAAATTGGCCTCGCCCAGAGGAGTTTGATGTAGTTAATGTAAAGAGGGATCGTGAGTGGTTCAAGACTTACCTCCCAGTCATGGAAGAGTTTTGGAAAAAAGTTCTATATTTTAGGGAACACATAGATGAACTTCCACAACCTAAGCCAAAGCGTACTCGTAAAAAAAAGGAAGTTGAACCACCCAAGTGTGAAGTTACAGCACTTTCTGACGAAGACGAGTACCATGAAGATTGAGGAACAATACAACCTCGCTAAAGACAACCTCAATGGTCGTCTCTTTGCACCTTATCAAAGAGAGGGTGTCCTTTGGATGCTCACAATGGAAAATCAAGAATCTGGCCCCAAAGGTGGATTCCTCTGTGACGAAATGGGTCTGGGTAAGACCGTGCAAATGGTTTCTACAATGTTAGGAAACCCCAAAAAAAGCACTCTAATCATCGTACCCAAATCTATTATCACGCAGTGGGTGAATGAAATTGCAAAGTTTGCCCCTAAAATGTCTGTTCATGTGTTTGATGGACCAGATAGAAAGCGGAAGGAGGCTGACGTTGTGATCATGCCTTATTCCCTTCTATCAACTCATAAAGAGACATTCATCCACAAAAAGAATTGGGACAGAATCATTCTTGATGAAGCTCATGAGATTCGTAACAAATCTTCTAAGTTGTTCAAGAGTGTCAACCGTATCAACGCTGAGATCAAGTGGATTGTGACTGGTACACCCGTCTTCAATTCTATGAATGACTTTGTATCCCTATGTGCCTTCCTTGGTATTGACAAAGCCCTTGTTCAGGGGATGACCAACAAGATCAAGGATATCTACATCCTCCGGAGAACCAAGGATGACTTGGCTAAGATCAACGAGCGTCTGAGACTTCCAAACTGTTACTTTGAGAATGTTGAACTTGACATGTTCCCAGATGAAAGGCAACTTTATGAATTTGTCTTCCAAGATGCCCAAGAAACTATTAGGGATGCCTTCAAGAATGCCATCAGTCTCAACTCAAAAAATATGGTGATTTTGGAGTGTCTTCTTCGTGCGAGGCAGGTGATGGTACTCCCGCAGATGTATTTGGATGGTATCGCTAAGAAGAATGGTACGCAACCCGAAGAGTGGATTGGGAGGTCTAATAAAATGGAAACACTCTTCCATATGATTAAGTCTCACCCAGAGGAGAAGACCCTCATCTTCTGTCAATTCAGAGGTGAGATGGACTATATTCAGAAGAACATGGAGAGACCAACTTTCCGCATTGATGGTTCGGTGGCAAAGGAGGAGAGGGACAACCAGGTGACCGCGTTCAAAAAGGCTCCACAAGGGGCTGTGTTTATCATTCAAATCAAATCTGGGGGTCAGGGTCTGAACCTCCAAGAAGCTACTCGTGTCTACATTACTGGTCCATCTTGGAACCCTGCAACGGAGCTTCAAGCCGTTGGTCGCAGTCATAGGACAGGACAGACTAAAGAAGTGTTTGTTAAGAAATTGATTTACAGAGAGACGGATACATTTGTGAGTGTGGAGGAAGAGATGATGGCTCTTCAAGGTCACAAATCTATCGTGTGTTCAAAGGTTCTAAACGATGAAAGAATTGAGAAACAAATTCCAGTAAAGAGGACAACCGAAAAGATTTCAATCCTTGATATTAAAAAAATATTCCGAGCCTAATGTATAAATAAAATGATTGGTTCTCGTGCTCAGGTTTTCCATGGAACTGCCGACCAAACTGCGGGTGGTCTCAAGAAGAAGGATCTGATATTAGATCCCAAGGATGGTCAGATTAAGAGCAAGGCTGCTCAGGAGGCTGCACTCGCTCGTATGAAGAAGGAGGGTAAGAAGCACCTTACCAATGTCTTCAAGCCAGCGAAGAAGGGTTTCAAGCTTCAACCCAAGGAGGGTACCAAGGCGTACAAGACGAAAGTGAAAAAAATGATGTAATACTATAAGAATGACTCTCGCTAAATGGAACGAGTCTGTGCGTCTAGCTAAGATTAAATTGGGAAAGGATCCTAAGAGCTTTACCAAGATTCAGGGTAAACTTCTTAAGGAGGCTCAGATTATATATCATATTCTCCTTTTGAATAAAAATAGCGGTAATAAGTAAGATGAACGTGTTAGAACGTGCTAGAAAGGCTGCGATGAATACGAACTTCCTTGACAACCAAAAGCGTCGTATTTATGCGACTAGTAGGGGTGCGATGTTTACCAAGATGCCTGGTGGGTACAAGAACTACAGTCCAATCCCAAAGTACAAAAATGTACCAGGATCCAAAATGGTGACTCGCCTCTACTAAAGCTGAAATTGAAATCCCTTGAGATTCTGTGGTTCATATACAACCAACTGATTAAGCTTCCAGGTACACCCGAACATTCTGTTCAAGAAGTACACACTATTGAGTTCAGCGATAGCGTGACCACTATTTCTTGCATAGAGTCCATTTGAAACCTCGGTCTTGATAGGATTCTTGTCTGCGTCATAGACGGCAGCCTTGATGAGACTATTGTGATCCGTATCAACCTTTAAACGAAACTTTGGTTCGCGACCAGGACTTTCCTTGATGTTAGAGTTGAACATGGGGATAAGTTCCTCCTTTGTCATTTTCTTCTGGAAGATCTTTTCACTCTGTTCAACCACGGCATCGATGATTTTATCTTCAAGAGCTTTCAGAGAAGTGTAAAACTTGTTAATGTAACTCCCCTCCTCGTCATACCCCTTTAGGGCCAGATCTACGTTGTATTTAGTTGGACCGACTTCGGGTGTAAAACCAGAGACACCGAAGGGCATGTACAGACGTGGGAAGTGAATCTTCATGGGAGTACCCTCCTTTGTGGAGAGTACAATCTTTCGGTTATTAAACTCGGCAATTTCCAAGTTTTCGATAGCGTCGGTAATTTTAGACATTGCACTGATTGAATATGGGGTTAAAACTTTAAGCTGAACACGCCACACAATCGGGTTCAAGACTGAATTGGATTGGCCGAGCCTTTGCCTTAGATCTCAGATAGTACATATCGGTCTTGAGACCCTGTTTCCATGCATACATATGCATTGAGGAGAGTTTAGACATTGTGGGACTCTCCATGAAGAGATTCATAGACTGGGACTGATCAATGAAACGACCGCGATCAGCAGCCATATCAATGACATCCTTCATCTTGATTTCCCACACGGTACGGTACAACTTCTTGATATCTTCGGGGATGTCTACAATAGTTTGGATAGAACCACCAGCCTTGACCATGAGATCCTTCATTTCCTTGGACCATAGACCAATCTTCTTGAGATCATTAACAAGGTGCTTATTGACAACTACAAACTCACCGGCAAGGGTACGACGCAAGTAGATATTAGTTGTATAAGGCTCAAAGCACTCATTGTTGCCCAAAATCTGGGCCGTGGAAGCTGTGGGCATTGGAGCCATGAGGAGGCTGTTCCTAAGCCCCTTAGTCTTCACGCGTTCCTTCAATGCGTCCCAGTCGTAGTGAAGTTTGGTGTCACCCTCCCACATGTCAAATTGGAGCACACCTTGGGAAGCTGGAGAACCCTCAAAGGTCTCGTATGAACCCTGGACCTCTGCGAGTTCAGAACTGGCTTCTAGGGCGGCGTGGTACATAGTCTCAAAGATACGTGCATTGATTTCCTTGGCTTCATCGGAGTCAAACGCGTGTCTGCAGAGGATGAATACATCCGCGAGACCCTGGACACCGAGACCAATTGGACGATGCCTCATATTAGACTTTCGGGCAGTCTCAACTGGGTAGAAGTTCCTATCGATGACCCTGTTCAGGTTCTTGGTGACAGTCTTTGTGACTTCATGGAGTTTCTCGTAATCAAATGTCCCACTCTCTACGTCCACATACTTGGGGAGGGCAATTGAGGCCAGGTTACACACAGCAGTCTCGTCCTTGTCTGTAAATTCTACAATTTCCGTACACAAATTTGAACTCTTGATAGTTCCCAAGTTCTTCTGATTACTCTTCTGGTTGCAGGCATCCTTGTAAAGCATGTATGGGGTACCAGTCTCCGTTTGTGACTTTAGGATAGCCTTCCAAACCTCCGCGGCTGGCACAGTGGTGTTAGCACGACCCTCCTCCTCATACTTGGTGTAGAGGGCTTCAAACTCTTCACCAACGGCATCGGAGAGACCTGGGGCCTTGTCTGGACAGAAGAGGGACCACTGACCACCTTGCTCTACCCTCTTCATGAAGAGATCTGGAATCCAGAGGGCTGAGAAAAGATCACGGCAACGCGCCTCTTCGTCACCTTGATTGAGGCGTAGCTCCAAGAACTCCATGATATCCGCATGCCATGGTTCAATGTAGACGGCGATAGATCCCTTACGACGACCAGCCTGGTTCACGTAACGGGCGGTGGCGTTAAAAACACGAAGCATGGGGATAATACCGTCAGATTGGCCATTAGTACCCCGAATACGCGACTTATTGGCGCGAATGTCATGAATGTGCATACCGATACCACCAGCCCACTTGGAAATCTGTGCACACTCTGTCAGAGTACCGTAAATACCATTGATGGAGTCTTCCTTATTGGCGATGAGGAAGCAACTGGACATCTGAGGACGAGGAGTTCCGGCATTGAAGAGGGTGGGTGTAGCATGGATGAAAAGACCTTGGGACATCTTGTCATAGGTTTCCAGAACGGCGGGGATATCATCACCATGGATACCGATGGATACCCTCATAAACATATATTGGGGTGTTTCCATCAGTACACCATCTAAACGTTGGAGATAGCTCTTCTCTAGGGTCTTGAGGCCGAAGTACCCAAAGTCAAAGTCCCTCTTCGCGATGATATCATTTCTGACGAGACCAGCGACATGTGCGACCTCATCGGTGACGATACCAGCCTTAGCAAGTTTCTTCATGGCGATGTGGAAGTTATTGGGACACACCTTCTGGATGTTACTGGCGATGATGCGAGTCGCGAGGACTTCGTAGTCGGGGTCGGATGTGATCATCCCGACACACACTTCTGCGGAGAGTGTGTCAATTTCCTGAACCGTGATACTATCGTAGAGGGATGAAGCTACCTGTTGTGCGACTTTGGAAGAGTCGCAATTTTCTGAGAGTCCATATGTTAAATTCTTAATCCTATTGGTGATGTTATCAAATTTCATATCCTCAATACGACCTGAGCGTTTAATGACCCTCATTACTAATTATTCTACGTCTTTTATTTTTAACTTACTTCCTGCACTTCTCGAGATCACCGCTGGTAACCTTAACGGTACCGACGGTTTCAAACTTACGATCAGGCTGAAGAAAGTAACTGTTCACAAAGAAGGGACCGGTCTCACCTGGACGCGCCACAGGGGCATAAGATCCCACGAAGCAGGCTGGGGGGTTGCATGGTATCTGTTCAACATTGGTAGGCTTGTTGGCATAGGCCTCATCAAAATCAGCTATGTTCAACATTTAATATGTACTAAGTTTTTTTTCCGAGGGTATATTAAATGTGTGACAACCTTCACCTTGACTCTCTCAAGCAGTGTGAGACTCCACTCAACACCCTGTTCTTTTCCGAGTTCAACCAAAATCTTCTCCAGCGTGGGATCCGTCAGACGTTCAAGAACAATACCGGTATCGCCATCGATCGCCAAAACCCTGACGACCTGTATAGCATCATGCGTGTCGTCTTCATCAACAACGCTGGTGACCACCATACACGCATCAATGAACAAGTTCGCTTTATGAATTCCCGTGTCATCGATACCGCGGTCTCTCAGATACAGACTGGAGTCTCTCAGTACATGTCCTACGTCCAAGATATTGACACAATCGCAGTCCCCCTCGCGCAACCTATTAACACGAGTACGGTGGGTAAAAAGATCCCCAAGAATATGAAGATTGGTATCAATTAAAGTTTTGGTTCCCTGATATGATAAGATGAGTTTGAACTTCTACAAACAAGAAACTGAAAAAGTATGTAAATCAAAGGGTTGGGACCGTGCCGCAGTTGATACGGTGTGGCTCCTACTGACTGAAGAATTTGGTGAGTTGGCATCGGCCATTCGTCAGTACAAGAAGACCTATAAGAAAACTGGTCTCAAGAAGGAGAGGGGTACAGATGTCATGATGGAGATGGGTGATGTGTTTAGTTACCTTTTCCAGTTGGCACATATGTTGAATGTAGATCTAGATATGATGTGGGAAGAACACAAAACCAAAATGAAGACCAAAAAATATAATCTGAAGTAAAAGTAATTATGATGCTTACAGACGAAGAAGCAATTGATAATGTCAATCCATTTGTCACCCACGATTTTTCCCTTCCAGGGAGTGTGAGACAAAGTGGTGGGTATGATGATTTTACTGAAATTAAGTCTGAACCAGGTATCCAAGAACACAAGAGAAGTGTCTATTGTGAGTATGGTTTGTGTGCGGAATCTACATCCGACTGTTCTTTATCTAGGGGTGTTCACCCACGTAGAAACATTGATACCGGCTTTACTAAAGTGATGAAAAAGGTAACTGTTGGTGTTTCCAACCACCCTGAGTTTTCTTTGATTGGTGGTTCCCTGTGTGTATTGGCTATTGTCATGTCTGTATATTACGCAAGACGTTGAAGAAATATTCCAGTCTAGATTCATCTTCACAGCGTTGAATGAGGTCGGCCAATGTATCAACACAGAACTTTCTAATAAATTCCCTCTGCCAAGCACTTTCAGTATTGATCCAAGGTGGTTGAAAGGTGGGGTCCAGAATCTTAGAAGCGTAGGCTGTACGAATGTATGTGTGAATAGTCTGTTTATCCGCCATGATATTCTCAAGTGCGAGTTCGGCCATTTTCTGGCGAACCTCCAAGGTCTTCTCACACATCGTGTCTAGGAACTTCTCGTAAGGGATAGATTGACTCTTGGACTTGAGAACCGTCCAATTCGCGAGAGGCCTCGTGTGGATGTAGTCTACGTAAGTCGCGTACCCCTTACCTCTAACAAAACGTTCGTAGGTGATTGCGACGTAATCTAATTCAGATTCAACATCATAGACGGCCTTGACCGAACGAAGAAAAGAAGTCATGTAATTAAAATTGGTATATTGTCTTTAACCATAAAAATGTGTTATTAATATAAATGTCTCAGGCTACCATTATTGGTGTAGTTGTTTTAATGATGTGTTCATCATCTGCGATGGGAGCAATGTTTATGATGGGTGGTGAAGAGGTCACAGGTCCCACAGGTGGAGGTGGAGGTGGAGGTGGTTCACCAAATGGTCAATATGTTCAAGTTATACACACTATTGCGTATGATACCTCTGGTTACGACGAATGTGGAAAGTCAAGAGTAATCAATCTTCAAGAAATAGAAGTTTATGACAAGAGTGGAACAAAGATTTCACAGGGGGTGGGTGTATCAAGTGGTAGAGGTTTTCATGAACTTGATGGAACTGGGTCTAGATTCGTGGATGGAATTGTTGGTGATACTGGAAACTTTGGTCACACCATATGTGACTTGGATCAGTCACATATGGATTTTGTGAAACTTGACTTAGGATCTAGTAAAGAAATTGGTAAAGTTATACTTTACAACAGAGGTGATGGTGATGGTCGTCTCAATGGATGTAAAGTTCAAATAATTGGAACTGATGGAACTACAATTGTCAAACAAACGCCGACCATAAGTGGGGCAAAATACAAACATGTTTATGATTTTTCAGCAACAAGCCCTTCGTGGCAAATAACCTCCTAAGTCACTCTCTTTTAAGTATAAATCATATAAAGACGACAGGGCCTATATAAAAGAGTAAAATGTATTCGGCAATCGCCAACAACAGCTTTTCATACCTTCTGACTCTTGATGAGTTCAGGAAGGGATTCCCTGATGAGACGAGACCCTCATGGATAAAGATTACAACGATCACTATGGTTTCAAGCTTTATCCAACAGATTGATATTAAAAGGCTTCGTACAGTTTTTGAGAATTTGGAGACGTTCAAGTTGAAGCGATCCGGATCCAAGGGAGATGGTGGCTTCGAGTGGAAGTTGAAGCCTACCACCTTTTACAACCAGGTCACCCTCACGTACCACGACTCTTACAGCACCAAGTCTGTCAAGGTGTTCCCCAACGGGTCCATCCAAGTGGCTGGCTGCTGCGATCTCTTTGACTGTAAGAGGATCATCACCCAACTGACCTACATCTTCAAAACTTTTCTGGAAATGGAGAACCAGGTCCCCATTGACTCTTTCCGAGTTGTTATGATCAACTCCAATTTCAGCCTCAACTACAACATCAATCTCATGAAGGTGGCTCAACATTTTGAGAATCACCCAGACATCTTTAAGGTTTCCTTCGAGCCGGACAGATACAGTGCCGTGAAGATCAAGTTCCAACCGGCCCAAGATATGAAGGAGATTACCACGAGTATCTTCTCAACTGGTAAGATCATCATTACCGGAGCCGAGACCCTCAAAGAGATTGCTTTTGGATATAACATCATCAATCAACACATTAACGAGGAGCCCCAAATTAGGGTCTCTCCCACGGAAGAGAAGGATGTATTTGATGTGTTCCTGGGGCACAAATGTGAACCGATGATTGAACATCTCAGGGAGAAGGGATTTCAATCTTGGATTCAAACGATCACGAATAGACAAATTAATTTCTAACGATACATTAATACAAAATGTCGCAGCGACTTGGAATGGCCGACGGACGGTGTTTCACCATCCACTCTTCAGCCCAGCTTACCAATAACTATCTCATGGAGCAGAACGGTATCAGCTTCGAGGACAACTACTCTTTCCGCCAGGCTCTCCAAAAGCAGGGTCCCGAATTTGTCAACAAACTTCAAGAGCAGTCCCGCGAGAAGTGTGACCCATGCAACACATACACCAACATGTCTAAGACGTACTAGGTGTGGTAAATTGTAATAAAAACTTTAGAATCGTACTTTAGAATGTCACAATGTGCCATATGTCTCAATGAGGTGAGGTCAACGAGAACCAATCCACCTATCCGTTGTGGACATATGTTTCATTCCCACTGTATACAGGAGTGGAAAGATAAAGGTAAGAATACCTGCCCGGTTTGTAGAAAAGTTTTCGACGTTTCGCAATTCAAGGTTACATTGACAGTTCAGAACAATTACACAGCACAGTCCAATACTGTGTCATTGCAGAGTGAAGCTATTTTCAACATAATGGATATTTTTGACATGTCTTTTGACGTTGATAATACAGTAGATTTAGACAGTCTTTTTGCGGACCTTGGGATGAGTCTTTCCGACCTTGATGCCCTTGTCCTTGACACAGAATGAGCTACAATACTTCTCGTAGTTTAGACCAGGGTAGTTCCTATCAGCCTTCCGTGGATCCCTGATAGACTTACCAGATGCATCAGTCAGAAGTGGCCCAGTGGCCCAACCCCTCTTGTGACTGAATACATTGGCTCTGAAGGCGAGACGCTTGTTGGGAGCGAACCTACCAGCCCGCTTCACCCTAGAGAGTGGAATCTTGAAGAACTTGGCTACAGACTCTTGGGTGTCTCCAGGTTTCACGCGATACTCCACGACATTGTGTTGCACGTAGAAGTGAAAGTCTCCTTGACGAATATAGTTTGTAGGTCTTCCAGGGCAGACGAACATCATGACTTTGTAGTATCCCTTTTTACACTTCTCATTCGCTTTGGCACGATAGATCTTCGTTGGGTTATCGGAAATAACGCGCTTTGGGAGTCCGGTGCAGTGAGTATAGTTGTGGTTTCCATTAGAAAGTCCAGACCGATCACCTGGAATAGATTTTTGCCACCTATAGGCCTCATAGTCACCAACGGCGTAGGCGTAACAGTTGTTATTACCTATACCAGTAGCGGTACCCCAACGCTTATTGGTAAACTTCCTTTCCGAACCACTCAAAGGTAGGTTCTTCATTTACATTCTGTGTAGAAAAAAATATCCGTATCTAATAAATGTTTAAGGAAATTGTTAAGACTGAAAATAAGTCTGATATGCTCACCGAGCTTCTCATCTTTGTTCTCAACGTGCTCATCGCGACCTTCGTTCTCCGATTCGCGTGGAACCGTTCCCTCGTGCCCCACGTGACCGTCCTCAAGCCCCTCAAGTCTATGCTCGATGCTTTCATCCTTGCCCTTTCGCTGAACGTTGTGCGGGGTCTTTAAATCTCACTGTAACCAACAGTCTTTTCACCACTGGGGTGAACGATGGTTGGGAAGGCTTCCATGCCTGAACAACCCCCCTTCTCACAGTCAACAAACTTGAATGGCTTTCCATTCTTTTCCATATACTCCAACTGCTTACGAGTCCATCCACAACCCATAGTCCCGTAAACAGTCCACTCCTCACCGTTGGACATGGTCGCTTTGACACCAGGTTTACCAGTCTGAGAGAGAATGTAAATATTAACGAGGATGAGAAGAGCTAGAAGCCACATAGTTTTATTATGTGTAAATATTATAAAATGTCGTCTACTGTACTGTCTATGGGAAACAAAAATGTCACGCTCAAGTACACCAGGAAAATGCCCCGTGGTGAAGTTGAACGGATGAAATCATTCGTCACTAAGAATGGTGAGAAACTCATCAAGACCTCGAAGTTTAAGATACTCTCTGAAGTTGACGAGGGTACGAAGAGGGTTTTTAAGATCGTACTTTGAGTTTCTTCATGAGGCTAGCGAGTGTCTCATCATTATTTTTGGCAGCACGAGCAGCTCTGTTCTTAGCCAGAGCCTTTTCATACCAACCCTTAGTCTTGTACACGCGCTCTTTACCCTTGATGTTGGTAAACTTGTAGACAGGTGTGACCGTCTTCACCTTGGGTGTCTTAATCTTCTGTTCAATCTCTCTAACCTGAGATTTAACAGATGGTTTCCTTTTGGCTACTATACCGGGTCTTCTAATGGGAGCTTTCTTCTTTTCAGCAGCCTCTGTGAGTATTCTCTTAGCTCTCTCAATCGCGGTCTCACCCGGGACAACCTTGGGCTTTGGAACAACTACTGCACGTGGAACAAAGTTCTTTTTAGTCTTGGTGACAGCATTTAGAATCTTCTTAGCAACATCCTCCTTCTTACCAGTTAAAAAGGGATGACTCAAAATGGATTCAAATGTGGGCAACTCTTTGTGCTTCACGAGACGAAGACGCATCGTTGATACATAAGGACTTTGTCTCACGAGGTAATCATCTGGATACTTGAATAAATCCCTAATAAATTCTCGGATTATTTTACTATGAGTGTAAGTCTGAACAATGTTGAGGAAATAATGTGCGTCATACATTGGATGAGATTTACGAGAAATACCAGACGTTAAGAAGTCACCACTATTTACACTTGGATTCTTAATACCTTTCATAACCGCCAAACCAAAATCAATCATGATTGGTTTGCCATTCTTGGTAATCATAACATTATTCCAATGAAGATCGTGGTGTCTGAAATTTGGATATTTTTCATGGATTTTGTACAAGTTGGAAATAACCCGACGAATTACAGACTTGTATTCGGAAATACCTGGATTATTTCTTATCCACTTCTCTAGAGGTATACCATCAATGTACTCAAAGTACAAAACATCCCTATTATCACATGTCTTAAAATGATACATACGGGGTACACCCATACCCTTCAACCTGTCAGCGATGCGATACTCCATCTTAGCACTTGGCTCAGATGTAAACTTTATGGCAACCTTTGTTTTACATTTATCATCAAGACATCCATAATATACCGCACCATATTCACCTTGTCCAAGTTTCAAAAGACGACCTTTCTCAATCATGGTTAGACTGTTCATCCGGGGAGCGTACATTTGAGATTTGGGATCACATCCTTTAGCACCCCTGAGTAATTTCTTAACTTCCACACCGACCGCGTTACGCTGTTCATTTGTTTTTGCGTTATTGGCAATGTTGACAATCGTAGACAACTTAACCATCCCTATTACAATCTAAGAAAAATTATCCTGATACCAAGCATAAACTTCATTATATTCTAGGCCAAACTCCTGTTCATTTTCAGCCATAATTGTTTCCGGATCTACGTGATACTTAAGATGTTCCAAGATCTCAATGTTTTGGCTATAAACTGCGCCGCGCATAGTGGGATACGCAAACACCTTCATAATATCATTCCACTTGGAAGGTCCTAGCGCAGTCTCACATGTATTCTTAAAAAGTTCAAACATTACGAGACCAAAGTCATGATTGTCATGCATGGCCATCCAAAAAGTCAAGAACTTCTCCGGATCACCTTCAGGATTACGAATCATCTCATTGGCGTGTTCAAGTAACATATATTCCCTTGAACGAAGAGAGACAAAGTCTGCGTCTTTCACACACTGTAAGATAGACATGTTTAATTGCAAAATACGAACATCATAACTAACTTAGGTTAGTAAGTTACTTATGGTGGTCATTTGACCGAATATTTTTGTTTTTTTTTCATTTACTCTTCGTCAACTTCTTCCTCCTCATCAACCTCAACGTCCTCCTCAGCGTCGTCAGTCTCGGGGAGATCAACACCCTGGAAGGCAAAGGATGGGAGCTTGGTGGACTGCTCTAAGAGAGTCTGCTGAAGGCGGATAGTCACACCAAACTTGTTGTCAATGAACCAGATAGAGCTGATATCAACGATGGCCATGCACTTCTGACCCTTCTCAATAGTGTCTAGAGTGACAGGCTCCTTGCGCACATTGTAAGCCTCAGGAACAAAGGAACCATCAGGCTTGGTGGCAATCTTGAGCTTGAGGGTAGAGGGATAGGGCTCCTTACCTAGTCGGACAATAGGCTTATAGAGCGCCTCACGGAGAACTGCGACGTTAAACTCCTTACCGAGCCACTCCTTAGAGTTCTCAGCGACAGTGTTGACGATAATCTCATCAAGTTCCTTGAGCTTGTCGTGAAGCTCCATAGCCTCAGTGTTATCGGTGTCAAAGGAGAGGTCAAGGGAGTAGGTCGTGCGACCAGTACCCTCATCGGTGAAGGCACTCAGACCATAAGGGGAGCGCATGAAGGGGAGCTGAACGTAGAGCTTTTTGTTGTCGCCGGCGTTGAGGTAGACGGTCTTACCGCCATTCTTGTTTTTACGAAGTTTCGAGAAGCCAACGGACTTGGCAGAGAAATCGGAGGATCGTTGGATAGTGAGCGACATTGTTGGTAGTGGGTTATATATATCTTAGGTGGCTTGACTTTAAGCCAGTTTTTTTTGTTGGTATATTTCAAATATAATCATGGGTCTCTTTAAAGATTGTGGCTGTGGATGTAATGGTAAGAAGCAGGAGGAGAAGTTCATCACCTCGGTGATTTCTGGCCTAACCTTCTTCGTTATCGCTAACCCCGAAACGTTCCGACTCGTCAGGCGAGTCCTCGGTCCTGGTATCGCGACCCCAACAGGTTGCCCCTCTACCACGGGCCTTCTCGTGCATTCCGTTGTATTCATCCTAGTTGTTTGGGCTATGATGAACGTCAAGAAGGATATGCCAAAGCTTCCCCAAATTAAAGACAAGGTGAAGAAGGAGGAAAAGAAGGTCTCACCCCCAACTAGACAGGCTGATGTTGTCATGAAGCCTGGTATGATGGAAGGACCTTTTGTTGATACTGGTCTTCAACTCGGTTCTATGGACTTGGGTCAACCTATGTAAATATTCAAATAAACGCTTATATAATTTACAAAAAAGTTATGTCATTTCTTGTAAATTAATGTGTGATATATTTCAGTTAAATTAAGGGCACGAAAAGTCTCTACCTTCACCTGCTCCGGATCTACCCCAGTGTTGACCAAGTTTGTAAAGTGTTTTGTCTGTGCCGCGTGCTGCATAATCAGTTCCAAAAGCATTCTGTAAATCCGAGTATCTCTCACCATAACACTGAAGTTCCTTGACACTCAATCCACACGCGAAATCCCTATTTTCGGCCATCCCGGTTTCGTAGTAGTGCTTTCTGGCCTTCTGGAGATCGGTACCAGCGTACGTTTTAGCGTCTGGGTAACGGTCAATGTAGCATTGGGCTTCATCGTCTGAGAGAGTACAGGAGTTTGAACGGGTTTCTGGACCGTTTACAGTCCCGTTTGTGTAATGATTCCCCAATGCATCACCATCAGTGCCCATCGCCGCACGAAGATCCCAATACCTCGCACCATAGCACTCATTCAGGGAAGCCTGATCGGTTGGGACGGTGAATGAGTTACCTCCACCTGTGGGACCTGTTGGGCCTGTTGGGCCTGTGGCAGCCTCTGATGGTATCAAAAAGAATGCACCCACGGAGGATGATGAACAACACATAAGTAAAACTAAGACTGCGATCACTTTAGGATCCATTATTTAATATTTGTCAACATTAAAATTCTTCGTCAAATCCAATTTCGTATGAAGTGTCATCCATCTTACCATAGTCACCCACCCTCTTCTCGAAAAAGTTTGTCTTACCATCTAGACTGATATTCTCCATGAAATCAAAAGGATTCTTGGAGTTCCAGATTGGTGGCTGACCAATCTGTTTGAGAAGACGGTCCGAAACATACTCAATATATTCAGACATCTTCTCGGAGTTCATACCGATGAGAGCACATGGAAGGGCATCTAGGATGAATCCCTTCTCAATCTCTACAGCCTCCTTCACAATAGAATGGATAGTCTCCGTTTTTGGTTTATTTCTCATGAGCTTGAAAAGTTCCACAGCAAACTCCTGGTGGAGACCTTCATCCCTAGAGATGAGTTCATTAGAGAAGCAGAGACCAGGCATGAGACCTCTCTTCTTCAACCAGTAGATCGCACAGAATGAACCACTGAAGAAGATACCCTCAACACATGCAAACGCGAAGAGGCGTTCAGCAAATGGACGAGACTTATCAAACCACTTCATGGCCCATTGAGCTTTCTTTTCGATGCATGGTACGGTTTGAATGGCATCGAAGAGTTGCTTCTTCTCAGTGGGATCCTTGATGTATTTGTCAATCAACTTGGAATACGTCTCACCGTGAACCATCTCGTTATGGCACTGATACGCATAGAATGAGCGAGCCTCCGAGATTTGTACCTCATCAGCAAAATTGTTATTGATATTCTCAAAAACAATTCCATCGGATCCAGCAAAGAATGCCAGGATATACTTTATAAACTTCTGTTCATTATCGTTGAGTGTTTTCCAGTCGTCCATATCCTTGGAGAGATCCACCTCCTCAGCAGTCCAGTTGGACATTTGAGCCTTTTTATAAAGCTCCCAAAGTTCTGGATACTTCAGGGGGAATACGGTAAATCTGTTTAGGGTAGAGGCGAGAATTGGTTCGTATTCATCTTGTATGTAGTCTTGAAAATCAAAGTATGTTCCGATGTGATTTCCGTCGATAAATATTTGAGGGTAAGTTGTCACTGATCCACCACACAACTTCTTGAGTTCCTCTTTGTCCACCATAATTTTTTCATGGTCAAGACTCTCTGACTCGCATAGGTCTTTTGCGTGGTCGCAATACTGACAGCCTTCCTTCGAATAAATAACAACTTTCATCTGTGATATTATCCTTGATAATTTTTTGCCTGAAAACTCTAAGCATGATTGTGCCCTCTGAGATAATTCAAGATGATATAGTGAAACTATTAGTAAACGAAGATGACATGGAAGATGAGATGTTCGCCGTCGTTGGAATGAACACTGGCCTGACCCTTGGAGTCAAATACCTGAACCCCACTGAACTCATTTATAAGTCGGCGTGTGTATACCAATTAGAAGACGGCGACCTAAATCCCGCACCCTACGAGAGTTTAATGGAACACCACCCAAGTGGAACAACTTTCGAAGATTTGGAAATGAAGTCCCTCGGTAACGGGATGTTTGCGTACCTCTCTGAGATTGATATCGAAGACTCCGATTCGGAGATCTATGACGACAACGAGACAGACTCTGAGATGGAAGACTTCATTGTCCCTGATGACGAAATTGACGGTCAGGTCATCCCACCACCTAACCATGCTTCTATTGACAAAGAATGGAATGAATGGAAGCCAACTTCTCCAGGAGCGAGAAGTTTTAAGGAACGTGTTGATGCGATTGAAGCAATGGCCAAAATGCAAGCGGATAACCTAAGTTTCAACGCGTAATTCTAAAAACTAAAAAAGATAGCCCTCATTTATATCAAGATGCTGGCAGCTATCTGGTCTGAATTAGACCAATTATTACCCAAAAAACCTGAAGAAAAGCCAGTGAATAGAAATTTTTGTCGTGAATGTTCGGGTGTGAAGATTATTTCACCTGAGGGTCTCCCAACGTGTTCAGAGTGTGGTCTCGTTGAAGACAACTTTGTGGATGATACCGCGGAGTGGACAAGTGGTGTCACCGATGACGGTCGTGTAAACGATCCCTCTCGGTGTGGGAATCCTAATGCGAATCCAGAATTGTTTTCACAAAATTGGGGAAAGGGTACGATTATTTCAACCCAACGTTCATCAACCTACGAGAATAAGCGAATGGCAAAAATAAACTTTCACATGTCAATGAATCATAAAGACAGGTCTCTATTCCACGCATATCGCGATATAGATGAAGCCTGTCATACTCTACCAGACACAGTCCTTAAGGATGCTAAGATGATGTACAGAAAGTTCAACGAGGGAAAGTTGACTCGTGGAGCTGTGCGACTTGGAATAAAAGCGAACTGCGTTTTATACGCGTGTCGTCTTGCACAGGTTTCTAGAACAACAAAAGAAATTTCGGATATGTTTGGGATACAACCCAAGGATATTAGTCGTACGACTCAAATATTCAAAGATACCATCATGGGTATCACAGAGAAGAACTATGTGACGAAGGCCCATGATGTGATGCAAAGGCTTCTCAATTCTTTCGAGATCACGAGGGATCAGAGATTGAGGTGTAACAAAATGTGTAACGCGACGGATGATTGCGTGGAGTTGATGAGTAAGACACCCAATAGTATTGCATCTGCAATTATCTATATTGTCCTCAGTCCCGGTGTCACAAAGGCGCAGGTGTGTGAGAAATGTTCAGTGTCTGTACCGACATTGAATAAGATAGAAAATATAGTCAAAAAACACTTAGAGGTTAAAGGTCTTTCATAGTAAACGATGACGAGATTGTTCCTTTCCACACCATGTTACGGTGGCCTCTGTTTAGAGAAGTATATGTCTAGTATTATCAAGCTTCAACTGCTACTTGTAAAAGAAGGAATTCAACTTTACCTCGATACTACCGAAAATGAATCACTCGTACATCGTGCCCGGAATGTAGCCGTAGGTCGTTTTATGCAAAAGACGGATTGCGAGTACTTCATGTTTATTGACGCTGACGTTGACTTTGAAGCAGAATCTGTAGTGCGTCTTATCAAGTCTGGTCATGATATTAGTGTCGCGTGTTATCCCAAGAAGGTTGTGATGTGGGATCAAGCTGCCAAGGCTGTAGAAGGTGGTGATGATCGTAATATGGCGATGCTCTCGTCCAGTCTCGTGGTGAACTTTGGTGCACAAAGGATTGCTGTGGAGAATGGTTTCATTCCAATTCTAGATGGACCTACAGGATTCATGTGTATCAAGAGGGATGTTTTCAAGAAGTTGGAAGATGAGTTCCCGGAGTTGTGGTGTAAGAATGATCACCAGAACAGAGACTTTGATGACTACCACGCATGCTTTGACTGTATGATTGATCCCGCGTCAAAGAGATATCTCTCCGAGGATTACGCCTTCTGTCGTCGCTGGCAGCAGTGTGAGGGTAAGATCTACGCAGATATCAATACAACCCTTGGTCACGTCGGGAATCTACCCTTCAGTGGTTGCCTCAATGAAAGGCTTAAGGCTTAGCCACAAATTATCTGTAATATGAAGTTTTGTACACTTATCGTGACTCGTTCAAAATCATGTTCTGTCAAAACACTTCACACAATTCTTAAGATGAACATCCACTGTATTCAACAAAATGTTCAAAATGAGATTTTGTATGTAAATGATGACCCTTTTGAAAAGGCTGAAATGATCAAGAGATGTATATCTAGATGTGATCGGCTCTTTTTCATTGATTTTGGAATCAACGTGGATGAAGATTCAATCAAAGAACTCTTCAAACCCCATGATGGTGTGGGAGTCCTCGTCTTTCCAGGTGTGAAAGATGGGATTGATTGGGGTCTCTTTAGACATAAGGTAAAGGAGGGATCCAAAGAACCCGTGTCGCAGATGGGTCTCAATTTTGATACAGAAGTTGGTCAGAAGGTCTCTAAAGATGTCTATAAGGTAAAGAAGACCGAAGCTCGTGCATGGGTTATGTTTTCTAAGAATACACTCAAAAAGTGTAAAAAGTTTACAGCTTCCAAAATGTTTGACACTTTGTTGGAACAGGATGTCAAGATATATGCATTTACAGCAGCTAAGTTGACGATGACGTATGCACATGAATGTGTAAGCAACATCTTGAGTGCTGCAGGAGTTAAAAGTAATTAAAGTTTAAAACGTTATAAAAAGTATGTCGTCACCACTTCGTGAACATGTTGTAAAATTCATTCATCATGTTTGGGGAAGCAAGGATTATTTTCCGGGTCCACAACCCATCTCAATTGAACGTAAACACTTTCCAATCCTGAAGGGTGGAGAATACGTCGTATGCGAAAAGACTGATGGTGAGAGATATATGATGGTCGCCTTCATGTATGAAGGTAAACCAAAGTGTTTATTTGTGAACCGAGCTTTTGACATGATTGAAGTGAAGATAAATCTCAATAAAAAGGCATACGAAGGAACAATCCTAGATGGAGAGTTGTATGAAAACACACTCATGGTATATGACTCGGTTTTGGTGAGTGGGGTGCTTGTAGCCCATCAAAACCTGGACGAGAGACTTGCAGCTGCTGAAGAGATGATGAAGTTTATCATCTATATGAAGTCTGATAAATATCGTCTGAAGATGAAAACCTTTCATATGATGAAAGACTTTGAGGTGTTCATGGATGAATATCTTCCCACGGTTCAACAAAAGATTGACGGTCTCGTGTTTACACCCCTCAATGAACCAATTCGCCTCGGGACTCATGAAACCATGTTTAAATGGAAACCTTTGGAAAAGAATACTGTGGACTTTCTCATGAAGAAGGAACCTACACGAGAAACACCTGGGTGTAAACCTGGCCCCCTAGCCTGGAGACTCTATGTTCAGGAAAAGGGGAAGCTCTATTTTGAGAGTGAGATTCCCCTTAACAGGATTTCGGATGAGCCATGGTTTGAGGATGGGGCCATCGTAGAATGTAGATACATGACATGGGAGGAACCAATGTGGTGGAAACCTCTAAAGAGGAGAAGGGACAAAACACACCCCAATAACCGTCGCACCTTCTATAGGACTATTGTCAACATTAAGGAGGATATTAAGATGAAGGAGTTTTTAGATTGTAGACCATGAAGTAGTGACCAGCCTCTTCGGGTAGGTCTTGTTGTGTAATATGATCATCGTTCGCGAAATACCATTTATTCCGTCTCTTTACAAACCCCACATAGTGGCCGTCATTTTGATGACCCACATGGACAGCGCTCGCTATGAGATTATATTCATATTTATCCATGAGTATATTCTCAATAATTTTGATGTGACTCTTCCTATCAAAGGAAATCATTAGGATTTGTGGAAGTTTTGAAAATAACTTTCGTGTCGTCGCCACATGGTGAACTTTACCTCCAGTATCTTCAAAATTTTCAATGACATCCCAGTCAGTACTTTTTTTCAATAATTCTTCCATATCTGTACCGTTGGAGGTGATCAGATGGACGCTGAAGTCCTCTTCATTTGTTGACTTACCACCGGGCCAAATCGTTTCTTGTACCTTTTTACCGTAGAACCACTGTTTGATCTCACACACTTCCCTCTCTAATATGTCTATGATACACAATATAGCTTCTTGAACATCGTGTTGTTCATCTGATTTGAACCGAGGAAACTCGTTTTGAAAAAGTTTTAAGAGTGCGTTGATATTAATATTTTCTTCACCCTTTGTCCAATACACTAGGACGAGGTCGCGATACATTTTAGTAAACGCACATTCACCATCGTATGGGTGCCTGATCAAATAGTTTGTGAGTATGGGGATATGGAGGAGACATTGGAGGGCTGTGTTGAAGTAACATGTATTCCCAATGTTTAAAAAACCTCTCATTACAATATTTGCACAAAAAACACTTAAGACAATGACGCGAATCTTAAAAGTAATAAAACATGCACGACATCTCAGTTATCGTTGAGAAACTCCTTCCTGTGTTTGATTCCTTCAAGGATGAAGAACACATTGAAGTGGAAATGCGTCTAGGAAAGTATAATGGCTCATTTTTTGACACCAATGTCGGAAAAGAAACGTTCGATAGGGTCCTCAGAGGTCTCAAAAAGTATCCCAGTTGGGAAAAGACAGAAAGTTCTGTCTCTGATATCTTCTATAACGACAAAGATTCTATCCGAATCACTTCTAATCAGGATACCGGTGAACAGAAGATGGTTCAAAAGATTAATGTCGTCAAGGATGACTTCTCCGGAACTCCAACTGACATGCGTTTCAGTGTGTCTCGTGAAATCCCAACTTGGGGTGAATACGAGATGGACCGTAAGAGGACAAAGACCCGCTACTCCTTTGTTCGTAAGAATCTCAGCATTGACATGACAATTTCTTCGGGTGACAATGCTGACATGGACTCTGAAGAGGAATCCTCGTATCAAATTGAGTTTGAGATTGTGGATCCCACTAAGGTCTCCTCTCGTGACGAGTTTTTCAACATCATCCACAAAGTTAATGATCTTTCCAAATTAATTCCTGTGTAATAAGTAAATGATTTACATTATCTTGGGTATCATAGCCTTCGTACTCATTTACGAAGCGAGAAGTAAAAGTGAAGAGGTTTCGGGTTCTAAGCATTTTCATTTAAGCCATGGAGCCTCTAGAGATATGTATCTCAAGATGAGTGGGGATGGAATGAATGAAAAGGGACTCAAAAGATTTGTATTGATGGAAGATCGCCTCCTCCAAATTGAGAAAATGTCTGTGTGCTCAGGACTCCCCAACATAGTTGAGGCTACAACGTTGTCAAACATGATTAAGGAAATATTCCCCAAATACAATTTCGCGTACCACACCGTGCACCTTAAGCAGATTGCTGAACCTCTCAAAATCGTGAACACGAGAGTAACATGTTAAATAGGTTCCATAAGAGCATCTTGTGTCTAGGACTCTCTATATCTTGGTAATTTTTTGTAATATACATGATGAGACCGTTGTCATCAGCTTCGTGAGTACCATATCTCTTTTCTAGGTCACACATCCCCTCTTTACTCCCCCTACCTTTTCTAATATAGTCCGCCACGACATATATGACTCCGTCTAAAAATTCTTCGATAGCCATGTCAATCCAAGAATTTTTAGGTGTACCCCACTCCCTCGTGTCAGAATCAACAATCACTCCATGACCATATCTCTTGAGACCAATCTCTAGACGTTCGTTCAGCTGTTCATCGATTGATTGCATTTTACAAATGTATGTGACTTATTCCTTAAGTTTACAATGTTTCTCTCTTAGCTTTTACTCTAGGGACCGCCTTGGGTGTAGCGTTCTTTGTATTCTTGGCATTGTTCAACCAGGTCTTCTTATACTTGGTTAACTGTGTCTTCGTAGGACTATGAATCATAATGTAGTTTGTGGCTCTAACCCTGTACGCGTTAACCATATTACGTGGAATACCCGAAACGTTGAGTGAGTTCATTATGTACTTCTTCTCAAGGTTACGCCCACGCTCCCTCTTCCACTTGTTTACAAGTGCCTTCTTTACATCATCCACATTCTTCTTGAAAGGGATACCCATCTTGTTACCACCAGACATCTTACCTAGGCGAATAGTCATCTCACGGACATCGTTGTTGAGGGATGGCTTGTATCGGTCCATCCACTTCTTACCGTAAAGCTTCACTATATCCTTTCGGATGGAGTTATCATCTAGACCCCTCTTTTTCATAACCTGATTAGTTCTGACCACCTTCTTTTCTTGAGCCTTTTGCTGCCTCACAACCTTCTTTGCGGGTGGAGTCTTTGGCTTTGGTTTGGGAGCAATCATATCGTTACGCGCCTTTTCAATCTTTTTACAGAGAGTAGCCTTGGTTTCCTTCTCGTCAAGTTGTATCCTGAGAATCTTGGCAACCCTAAGAAGTTCAGTCTTATCGTAGTTCATACACTTGGACTTTCCAACCTTAAAGTTCTTGTTGGATCCAGAGAGTTTAACATTCTTTTTCTTGTTTGTATTTCTGAATGTCGCACTATTTTTGTTGAGAACCGCGTTAATCTTCTTACAGAGATCTTCCTTTTTTGTACTCTTAGTGATACCTACAACACCCAATTTTTTAGCGAAATCCACAAGTTCATCCTTAGAAAAGCGCATACACTGAACACCGTTAATCTGAATATTGAGAACTGGATCACGCTTCTTCTTAACAGGAAGGCGAGGTCCTGTTTTCTTCTTAGGACCCCTCTTTTTGGGTGCAGCCCTGGCACCCTTGGTGAGCTGCTTAGGGACTTCTCCAGTAACTTCAACATCACCATTTGTGTTCATAATCTTAATGAGTTCTATGGCATCGTTGTAAGCTACGAGCATATCAGCTGGGGCTGCCGAACCGGAAATTTGGACATTCCCCGTTTGAGCAAAGTTATACTTGTGTCCCTTGTAATTGACGTACATAAAGGGAGACAGCTCGGGTTCGTAGCTCAACTTGGTAACACCCGAGGAAGCATACATTCTCGCCTTGCCCGCAATTAAAGAAAAACCCTTAAAGTTACCATTAATCCTAAATTGACCACTGAGATTGTTATACTCAAATGGGTTGTACAGATAAGCTTCCTTCTCAGTATAGGTGTTAACTATGTAACGCCTAATGAGTTCCGGTTGATTGGCTATATTAGTACCGATAAAGCCGCCGGAGAAGCGAATCTTACCATTCTTGTAGATGTTTACGGTGCCACCCTTAGATTCGGTGTCATTGGAAATGACAACCTTTATCTGGACTGTAAAGAAACTCTTATTGATATTACCCTTCTTCCCATATTCGCGTGTGTGAGAGAACCCCTCCTGCATCGCACCAAATCTACCTATAATTTGAGTAGTATCCAGATAAAGACCCTCACCAATAGAGGTTCTTGGTTGAGGAACCTTCATAAGTATCTTCTTTAGGTCAATGAGATTACCTTGTTGAGGGAACTCCTTATTCACTGTAGCATTGAACATACCCGGATTTAACTTACTGAACTTTAGTTCAATGTTTCTAGGAACTGGAAATCTCCCCGCGATGTTCGTGGAAGGAGTTGGAAGAGGTGGTTCAAACTCCCTGAGTATGTTGTTTATCATTTTTTTGTTTTCATTTGGAAGATTGTTATAGTTGGGAGAATTGATAGCGTCTGAAAACTCGTTGTAGTTCGCATTACTCATCATGTTCTTTTCAAGGCGGTTTGGGAACTCTTGCCTTTTTAGCATATTAGCCTCAAGCTCTCTAGCGAAGTTGTTGTTTGACGCAACCGAACTTGGAGTACTAGTCGGGCGTAGCTCTACACCTGACTGTTTCACAAACTCTTTGAGCTGCTGACTCATTATTACTATTTAGTAGTATTTTTTTTAGTAGTCCTCTGTGAAACCCAAACTCTCATCAACCACATCTAGACCGTAGATCACAGGTTGGTTTGGATATGTACGTCCGTTATAGGTCACTACTTCTTCCCTGACTTCAATGTCTCTAGAACTGAAAGGTCCAGCGTAAAAGTCTTGAGTAAACTTGTGCCTACCCAAGTTGTTTGCCTGACAGTGCTGATTGAACACCTGTATAAATAGCTTCTGTGGCACGAACAGATCCCTGTCATACTTGATGAGGGTACTCTCCAGGAAGTTGTGGAGGGAGCTCGCCACCATCGCAACTTGCTTCTGAATCTTCTTGAAGTACTCTGGTACCACATTCCAGATATCCTTATCCCTGTACCTGTTAGAATACTCTAAATAGGCTCTCACACATTTGAGAAGAATAATGGGTAGTTCTCCGTTCAACTTCTCGTCTAGTTGGGGGTCCGCCTCCCGTACCTGTTTGGAGAAATTCCATGTGAGGATACGACGGAGCACCGAACCAGAGTTATCCTTCCAGTTAGGAACCTCGTTACCACCCAAAACTCCTGGAACGTTCCACTCAATGGATACCGCAGTCTTATTCTTAACAGCGACGGAGACATCTTCTCCTGAAACCATAGACTGGAACTCTGCTTGTTCAAGGGCGAGATCACCCTTCACCTCTGGTGCGATGAACATGAAAGAGTCTTTGATTGCGGAGAGGCCAAACTTCTTTTCAATGTTGTTTGAGAGGGTTCCAACATCTTCATTCTCATAGAACTTCTTGAAAACCTTGGTAATTAGGGTAGACTTACCTGATCGCGCGATACCCTTGAAGAATGGAATCACCTGCCAGGCATCCATATCACCGACATCGTAGCAGAGACGACCACCCATCACATAGGCCCAATCACAAACATCCTTATCGAATTGTTGATATTTGAGAACGGAATCAAAAAAAGGTGTCGGGATATCTTGCCATTTCTCAACGTGAGAAAAATCGTCAAACTGCTGATCAAAGTACTTACAGGCGATGATAGTCGGGTCTAGACACCTAAACTCCTTACTCTCATATGGGTAGAAACAACAGTCATAGACTCCGCGATCAGGGATCCACTCTTTCCCAACAAATACTCCATTCCTGAAACTCCACACGTGTCTACGCTTCGTAATCTCAGGAAACTGTGCATCTACACACTTACTCATATTGTCAACGACATCCCTATAGACATTACCTCTACTCGTGAAGTTCTTCCACATCGTAAAGTCATCATCCTTTTGAGAGAGAGAATAGACAAACTGTTCAATCGTAAACTTGGGTTTCCAGGCGCGTGTCCTGTGTCCCTCGATAGTCTTAATTTCTTCACAACACTGCCCCTTGTAACGTCTGTAGCCAGTTTTATACGTTTGATCCAGGGAGTAGAGGAGGCACTTTTGGAATGGAGTGGAACTTTCAACCTCATCTTCATCCATGGTGGAAGGATCACCGGAAGTACTAAACTGTGGGAGGGCAGTAGGGTTGTCTACACGCTCAAAAGATGTATAGTGACGACGAATATTCTCATAGCCATCGCTCAATTGCTTCAGGATATTGTTAATTCGTCTGACGATCGTCATCCCATCATCATTTGGTTCCTTCTTATGGATCTTTAGGTCTCTACTGTGATTCTTGAGGTTGATGAGATACGTTCTCTGTTTGTCACGAATACCCTTAATAGCCAGGATGTCAATCTGGCTAGGAATGGGGTTACCAGTCTCATCGAAGTTATCAGGGTGTACAAATTGACGATATCCCAATTCACGAGCATTTCTAAAGTCGTTGGTCTTCAGGGACCAAGCATGTTCAAATTTATCAATGACGGTGTGTACCTGATCATCTTTCATCGATTGGATATGTTCTTTCTGAAGTTCCACTAGAGCTTCATATTTATTTGGATCCTTATCGATGAAATGGGTATGCTCCATTCTAATTTATTACACTACGTTTTTTGTTTCTAAGCCGATTTTGGGGGTTGCATTTTCGAGAGCATTTTAATTAGGATTTTGTTTTGGGTTTCCAACTGGTAACAGAGATTGACCAGGGCCGAACAGATCGTGTCCCCATCGGGGGTGGCCAGGAGGGAGGTCATGAGACCCGCGAGATCCATGTTATCCTCGTCCTCATCCTCATTGATTTCAAAATCATCATCCTCGTCTGTGAGGTCAATCTCTTCCTCTGAGACAATCTCACCCTCCTCAATTTCTTCAATAGGTTCTTCCTCTTCAGGGCGTGACGACATTTTAACCTAGACTGAGAAATTTCGAGATCCAGATTTTCGCACTTGGTGCGATTTCAGCCAGAAAAAAAATGTTGCTGTATAGTACAAATACTCTCAAAATGGCCGGTGGTCTTATGCAACTCGTCGCTTACGGTGCCCAGGATGTCTACCTGACTGGCAACCCCAAGGTTACTTTCTTCCAGGCGGTTTACAAGCGCCACACCAACTTCGCGATGGAGAACATCGAGCAGACCGTCAACGGTACCGCCGCCAACTCCGGCCGCGTGTCCGTGACTGTCGCGCGCAACGGTGATCTCGTCGGTGACATGTACCTCGAACTCGAGTCCGACGCGACTTCGTCCAACACCTTCGCCGGTGCCCCCTCTTGCTGGGTCGCCGAGCGTGCCATCGCCTCCGCGGAGCTTTCCATCGGTGGTCAGCGCATCGATAAGCACTACCAGCGCTGGTGGCGTTTGTACTCCGAGCTTTACCTGGATGAGTCCAAGAAGGCTAACTGGGGTAAGATGACCACTGCTGAGGATGGCAAGGTTGTGTACCTCCCCCTCATCTTCTTCTTCAACCGCAACCCCGGTCTCTACCTGCCCCTCATTGCCCTCCAGTACCACGAGGTCCGCATTGATTTCGATCTCGCGTCGGACATGGAGACCTACCTCAACAAGAACGTGTTCAAGGTGTGGGCCAACTACGTCTACCTTGACACCGAGGAGCGCCGCCGCTTCGCCCAGAAGGGCCACGAGTACCTGATCGAGCAGGTGCAGCACACTGGTTCGGACACCGTCACCGCGGGCCAGACCTCCAACAAGCGCCTGTCGTACAACCACCCCGTCAAGGAGCTCGTGTGGTGCTTCAACGACCCCGCGACCGCCAACGCCGCGACCGCTCTGTGGAACTTCACCACGGAGCCCGGTACCTCCGGTATTGTCCTCGAGGCCGACCCCGCGTCCGCCCTTGGCTCCAACTCCTACGTGTCCATCGGCCAGGGTACCGGTGTTCCCCTCCTCCGCTCCGGTGTCAGCGGCTGGTCCGACATCAAGTTCCGTGAGGAGACTGTCGGTCCCCTCACCGACTTCAAGCTCATCCTCAACGGTCAGGACCGCTTCAAGGCCCAGAAGGGTAAGTACTTCAACCAGGTCCAGGCCTACAACCACCACTCCGGTAACCCTTACCCCGGTGTGTACTCGTACTCCTTCGCGCTCAAGCCCGAGGAGCACCAGCC